AATTGCAGTCGCCGCAGCCGCACAGGCCGGTGGTTTTGTTTCGTATGGTGTTGACCAAGTTACTAACCGAGTAAGCAACCAACAAAGTATCGCACAATATGTTCGTGCTGGTACCTCATTGGGTGGCTTCAATCTTGGATTACAAAATCGTAATGCACGTACCAATGACAACCAATCTATGTTCAATAGTTTGGAACTTACCGCAGGTAAGACAATTTTCGGTATCAACCCATTCGTTGGTGTTGGATTCGATAATGGTGGTAAAGGTGCAAAGCCATATGAGTATGGTCTAGTTGGTGCAAACGCTGGCGTTAAGGTTGGTCCTGGTTATGCCATGGCTGGCGCTAAGACCCGTGTAAACTGGGACAGCGCAAATCCAAAACAATCTGTAGTATTTGCTACTTACGACATGCCAGTTATCAGCAAAGTATCTGTTGGTTTGGGTGTTAGCCAAAGCTATCAAGACATTCAAGAACGTGCAGTAGGACTTACAGTATCCGTAGCATGTCAATGACACCCTTTGAAATTCGTCTTGAGCTTTTAAAAATGGCTAGAGATATGATATATGATGAGTATAACGCACAAAGAGATAAAATTTCGCAAGAATGGAACACTCAATGTGACGCAGCAAAAGCCAAAGGTGAACCACCACCCCTACATCCGGCTTTACCACAAACTCCCTCAGAGATAGAAATTATTAGCAAGGCCCAAACCTTGAATGGTTTCGTGTCTAATCTTCCTATGGAAACTCCAAAAGTTACCAAGAAATCGGCCTGAGGGTTGGGGTCTAACCCCAAACACACACAAGGAGAACAAATGAAGTTGTCAAAAACTTTATTGATTGTATTTACCTCGTTATGCATACCCATTTCTGCCAAGCAATATGAACCTTCAGTCAATCAACAAGTTGGTGCAGATATTAACAAACAGGTTCTTTGTATTGCAAAAAATATTTACTATGAAGCAGCAAGAGAATCACATGAAGGAAAATTGGCCGTTGCACAGGTCACCATCAATCGTGCAAACAGCAAGAAATATCCATCTGATTTTTGCGGTGTTGTTTACCAGAAAACTGGTTCAACCTGCCAATTCTCATGGACTTGTGAGAATGTAGGTCCAGTGAGAGACACCTATGCATGGGAAGAATGCCTATACATTGCTAAAAGGGCAATAACGGAATCGGTACTACACCGAGAGCTTGCCAAGGCCAAGGCAATGTTCTACCATGCAGTCTATGTAAACCCCGGTTGGACCAATATCAGAATGGTTAAGAAGATTGGCAACCACATTTTTTATACAAAAGGATAATCGTGCCTACGAAAACAGAGATTAATGATTTTAGTGAAATGATTACCAAGTTGTCATACACCTTGGGAGGCACACACATGGATGCTATCATTCACCATTGTGAGCAAACAGGCATGGAGGTCGATGTTGCATCATCATTGGTCTCCAATGCTTTGAAGGCCAAGATTCGTGAAGAAGCCCAAGAATTAAACCTATTGAAAAGAAGTGCATCTTTGCCGTTATGATTTTTTCGCTTGAAGAAGGTTCTGGATTCTCAGCCTTTGCTTTATATAATGCCATTAAACTTCATTTTACTACTGATAGCTACGATTATTTTAAGTATCACGGTAAGACCAACGTTACCAGAGATAACTTTGCCATCAGGAAAGATAAGTACACATTCTACAAGTTATCCCGTAAATACAAACTGGATGACTTGAAGAACTTTTATGTCTCCAACTTTCTTGTTACCGAATCTAATTGGATTGGTGAGATTGCCAATCTGGAAGGTGAAGAAACATACAAACAATGGCAAAAAAGAAATCAGAGCTTGACTTATAGATTCGAACAAGATATAATAGGTCTTCTCAACGCAACACAAACACCAAATGAAATGTTGGTGGTAGAAGATGGTCAGTATCCGTTACTCTTAAAAGAGTTGACTTACAACACCATAAATTTTGAAACGGTGTGTATACTTAATAACATTATGAATTTCTTGCCTATGTGGTCTAAAAAAATAACAGATGATGTTGTTTGGCCATCATGGAAAAGAAGAATTGAAAAGTACACACCGTTCATTGAATTTGACAAAGACAAATTGAAATTGATTTTGAAAGAAAGTTTGAAAGAACATGTTTCTGTTTAAGAAAGAAAAGATAGTATTGACAGCATATACGGATGATCCAACATTGTTGGAGATGTTTCCGGTTGTGGAAGCCAATAAAAACTATCCATCATATTACAAAACATTGGAATCCAAATATCAAAAATTAGACAAAAGAAATAGTCGATTTGTGGAGAATGCTCCAGAAAAGCAATCAACGATTCGATCTTGTTATGGTATTAATAATTTTAATAACTACGGTTTCATTCTTCCGGTTTGGGGAGAGTATTCTATTGTAATGGACAATTCCAATGCTCATGCTATTGGTTCGGCTGATAATCGAATTAGTTACCATGAAGGTGAACAATCTGCGGGAGCATTAGATCCATATCATATTTTTAAATTGGAATCTCCATGGGAATTTACCTGCAATAGAGATATTAAATTTCTTATGACGCAAAATGTTTTTGCTGTAAATTCGGAATACTATTCAATAACACCAGGCATCACAGATTTCTACAATCAAACCACCACGAATATTTTTTTGATGGTTAATAGACACCAAAATAACAAAGAGATATTGATTAAGGCTGGTAGTCCACTTGCAAAATTCATACCATTAACCGATGAAGATGTTGAGTTGAGGCATGAGGTGGTTGATGATGTTAAAAAAGTTAAAGTCAAACCATTTAAATATTTCTTTCATAATGGTTTAACCAAAATGATGAGAGCCAAAAAAACAACAGCCGAGAAAAAACAGGCTAAATGTCCTTTTCATTGGAAATAATATGAGCAAACTAAAAATTTCTTGCATCTATTTGGACATGGATGGTGTAATATGCGACTTTGTTGGCCGTTACAAAAAACTATTCAATGTGAATCCAGATCAAACTCGGAACAAAAAAGAATTTGGTAATCTGTTCAATCAGTTTATTCAAGGCCAAAACTTTGCAACACTTGAAATGATGCCACACGCTGGTGAATTACTGGAGTTTCTACGCAATGCACCAGTGCCAACAGAGATACTATCATCTACTGCTCGTCCAGATTCACACGATAGTATTTCAAAACAAAAAGAGATTTGGTTGGACTCCCACGGAATTAAATTCAAGCGTAATTTTGTACCGGGTAAACAACTAAAGAAAGAATATGCCAGAGAGGACACTCTCATCATTGATGACACGGAAACTGTCATTACTGATTGGCGTATAGCAGGTGGTCATGCAATCTGGCATAGGGATGTGCCTAACACCTTGGCAATGTTGAAGGTTATACTTTGACAACGCCTAAATAATGTTATATAATGCATCATGTGGATAATCCGTTTATACAACTATACTCCGTTAATACGAAAGGTAAATTATGGTAGATTTCTCTAAACTCAAAAAATCGTCTGGTAATTTGGACAAACTAACCAAGGCGATTGAACAACTCAATGCATCAACCGAAGGTGCATCTGACAAAGATAACTTCTGGCGTCCAGAAGTTGACAAAGCAGGTAACGGCATGGCAACCATCCGATTTCTTCCTGCATCTCCACAAGACGGTGATGATGGCCTTCCATGGGTCAAAATCTTCTCACATGGCTTTCAGGGTCCTGGTGGTTGGCTTATTGACAACTGCTTGACAACCAAGAATCAGCAATGTCCCGTGTGTGAACACAACAATCGTTTGTGGAATTCTGGCGTAGAAGCCAACAAAGAGATTGTACGCAAACAAAAGCGTAAACTCAACTACATTGCTAACGTGTACATCGTAAGTGATCCAAAGCATCCTGAGAACGAAGGGCAAGTTAAATTGTTCAAGTTCGGTAAGAAAATCTTTGATAAGATTACTGAGGCAATGAACCCTGCGTTTGAAGATGAAACAGCAATCAACCCATTTGATATGTGGACTGGTGCTAACTTCAAATTGAAGATTCGTAAAGTTGAAGGCTATCAAAACTATGATAAGTCTGAATTCGAATCTGCATCACCATTGCTGAATGATGATGACGCACTTGAAAAGATTTGGAAGTCCCAAGCTTCATTATTGGAGTTGGTTGCTGACAAAGAATTCAAACCATATGATGTTTTGAAGACCAGACTTGATAAAGTCCTAGGCGTTACTACTACTAGTGATGAAGATGGTGGTCCAAGAGCTCGTACAACTGTGGAACAAGCAAAGGCTGCACCTAAAAAGGCACCAGTTGATCTTGCTGGCACAGATGACGATGATATGGCATACTTCAGCAAGTTGGCCGAAGAAGATTAAACTCTTTTAATAAAAGTTTAGACCCCGCCATGTGCGGGGTTTTTTGTTTATACTACCCGTGTTGAATTCATAATCATTCTTTGGAAGGTGTCTTCCAGATTACGAACAGCAGGTAGTGCTGATTTGCCGGTTGTTGTGGATTTATTGAGTGAGTTTAGGTTATTAACCACAGATTCTAGTGGTGCAGAAAAATCAGCCAATTTCATATCGGTATTCTGACCCATGACAGAAGCCAATTGTTGACCCATGTTAGGAACAGCCTCCGGTGTCGCCATAGATGCAGAGGGTGCAGACAAAGGCATAGTTCCACCACCACTCTCAGGTGGTGCAGGAGTTGCTGTTGGTGCACCACCGGTTTCTCCGGCAGGTGTTGCGGGTGCTGGTGGTGTTTTGGATTGTTGAGTTTGCAGACCAGCCATTGGTACCTGATACATTGCTTCCCTTTTGGGATTCTCAGCCAACCATTTTTTCAGGCCTTCTCTATCGGCACCTAATTCCTGCACCAATTCTTTATCTGTTAAATCAGACTTAACAAAATCTTCAACAGTTCTTCTTGGAACTTGTTTGAGTGCTTTTTGTTGTAACTGTGCTGCAGCACCACCTTCTGTTAGGTTACCACCTTCTCGTTTACTTCTAACACTTAGAGCATAAGCATCATCATCATATTCTTTTGCATATGGATCTTTGTCTATGGCGTCTTTTCGAGATTGTCTCTCGGAAAGTAAATATGCTAAACCTCCTCCAACAGCTATAGCAGCAAGAAGTCCTAAAACAACAGGATTGGCTAACAAAGGACCCACAGTTCTTAATACAGTAAAAATGTTTCTGCCCATACCAAATGCATCAACCATTTGATCTAAGAAACTCTGTGGTTGTTCTGTTACCTTTTCGGCGGTTTGTACTGGCACCAAATCTTTTTTCAATTGTTCTATTGCTTTTAATAAATCTTTGTGCCTTCTATCTGCCGTTTTTTCGGCTTCCATTTGCCTTTCTTCTGCAAAATTATTTTTCTTTTGTCTGTCAGTGATATCTTCTTCACGGTTTTGTTTCATAAAATCATAAATCTTATTCAACATTTCATTCATGCCAGAAGAATCACCACCGTTGCCTTGAAGTTTATCAATCTTAGTTGATGTTGAAACGGGTCTTGCACGACCAGTGAAGTATTCAATATCTTTTCTGGAACGACCCATCATTTTACCAAGAATTGCAGGACCCAATCTGGATCCACCTGTCATAAACTTTGCAATGTTCAACGGATCAAATTTAGCTTTAAGTCTGGTAACTCTGGCTTGTGTTTTTAGACCAATAGCTTTACCAATTGATGCACCATAACCCTCACCAGAGATAAGTTGGTCAGCAATAACGGAACCAAGAGATTGATTTTTCAACCTCGCAGCCATCTGATATGACATTTTATTATCTGTAGCCATTTTATTGTTGTTGCTTTCTTGCATAAGGTGGTCTATCGTCAACCTTTTGTT